GGTCGCTTCAAAATATGGACGCTCTTCAGTAATAAAGTTATTAATACTAAGAAGTGCCATTTTGGCTGCACTCATAGTTTCGCCCTTCGGCGTTTCCATCGTAGCTTCAAATGAGCCATAAAATGAGCCAGCTTGAATTGACTCGGGAATAACAACGCCTCTCTTGCGCAAATAAGTAAATAATCTATTTTGGGCACCATACACATAGTCAGACATTATTTCCTTTGGAAATGCAACGACCTTATTCTTCGACGCAGAAAGTATAATATCCATATCACCGTGATCGAAAATCATAAGATCTCCGTTTAAACTTTTACGGATATCCATTTCAAGAGTTACTAATTTTCTATTAGCTTCCTCGCCAACTCTAATCGTTATTGCCATCAGTATTGATCTCCTTCACTAGTGCCTGCGTCTTCAAAACAGTAAGAATGACCTCTTCGCTAATTGGTTTCTTGGAATATCCGTCTAGACGGCCAATAACTTTTTTAGTTTTATCTAACATATCAGAATCAGACTTAATGTCGCTAGCGCTAGAGGCCTCCTTCAGGCAGCTCTTAAGTCTGGCAATTTCTTCGTGAAGAAAATATTTTAATTGCAAAGCGTTGTCCGAAAACGAAACAATATAGTGTGTTAGTAATTCTTTTTGCTCTTCCAACAAGTCTGTTTCATATTTGTCATTAAATTTTTTCACAAACGTTTTGAACAATATGCTGTCGATGGCGCCTGGGTTCTCTTCTTTGGCTGGGTAGCTCATTCTTTTAACAATCTCGTTCTCCAAGATAACTCTACTCTTAGGCGAAGTCTTAGGAGAAAAAATCTGATCAATTGTAGCTAGAGTTTTATAGTTGGGAACGAAAGTGTTGAACACATCAGAAGACAGTTCCTTGTTAATGTCATTAATAAGTGCACTCTGTTGCTTAAATAAGCCTTCCGAATCGATAAGGTGGCGCTGGAGGGCTGCTTCTTTTAAAATCTTTTCAGAAGTTTTAGGATCAATATTCTGATTTTCATATAAAGAGCGATAACATTCTAAATCTTTCTTTAGGAGGCTATCACTGTGAAAATGCTTCTTTAAAATAGAAACAGCTTTATCTTTCTTTTCTTTCTGGTTTTTAAGAACCGCAACAGTGGCCTCTCTTACAAGAGCTTCGTATACAAATGCGGTATTTCTTTTCTTATTATGCCTTACTTTCATTCTTTTTCTCCAAGCTATCTTTTTCCTTATCTTCTAAATTTTCTAAGAGTGTACGAACAGATTCACTGATTTCAAACAATTTGTTTTCTTCTGTCTCTTCTCTCAAATTATAAATAGATTGTTCTTCGCCCATAATACCAGCTGCGATTCCATGAGGTCTCGCAATGTTTGCTATATCTCTTGCTCCTGGGAATACATTTCTATGGCCGGGGCTATGTTTTTGGCCCGCTGCGGACGCCATAGAACGAGTTCTGGGGCCTGTTCCTGTGCGACGATCTCTCTTGGCGGGATAATAAACTTTTTTGCTATTACTATTCTCTCCACCGTGCAATCTTGGCTTAAGTCTCGGAGAATTTCGGGAACCCGGAGGCACCGCTAATAGCGCGGAGTCATCGCCACCGCCGCCTTCATCGCCGCCACCTTCTCCACCGCCGCCAAGATCGCCGCCAAGAGCTGCTTCAGCTTCGCCGCCGGCGTCTCCAGCTGGCATCTCTGCGGGGCCTCCTAGATCGCCACCAAGATCGCCGCCAAGATCGCCACCGAGATCTCCACCGCCGCCTAAGCCGGCACCTTCAGCTGCCGCGGCTTCGGCAACAGCCTGCAGTGCAGCATCTTGCTTGCGATCGTAATACATTTCACGCTGTGTTCTTTGAAATTCTTCGTGCGACATTCCAAAAATATGCTCCATTACCCAACGCCGAGAAAAATATCCTTCTGTTGCACTAGCAGCAATATCAAACTTAGCTTTCCAGTGCTCTATTTCTTGAAGCTCGGCAATTCTTGATGGATTATTTAACGTCAACTCAAAACTCAACAAGTCGTCTCCTCTAAATCCCAGTGTATAAAGGTGAACAATTCCAATTTTTGTCAGCTCTGCAACTATAACGCGCTGGAGTCTTTGAACTGTTCGCGCGAATCTAATGTCTTTCTGCGCAAGAGTCGTTTTATCTTCTGCTGCTTCGTCTCCCATCGAAAGATAGGCTGCCGGTATCTTTAACGCAGAGAAAAGCTTGTCGCGAAGATACTTGATATCATCGATGGCGGTGATATTCTGGGCACCTGCGAGAGACTCAATTGCAGTTGCCGAACCGGCACGAACAGGAATGAAGTAATCTTCCTCGATCGACATTGGATTATAGCGCAAATCTACGCGCCCGGTTGATGCGTCTACAACAGAATGACGCTTAAGTTGTGACACAATCTTTTGCATATACTGCTCCACATCTTGTGGAGGAATTGCCCCAACATCAATCTTAAACACGCGGCGCTCGGACGAACGAACAACACGATAAGCCATCATTGCATCTTCCATAAGCGTTAACTGGCGCCAAATGCGGCGGGCCGGTTCAAGGATCGATGTGCCATACGGAGCGTACTTATCGTGCCCGAGGATACGAAAGTGTGCGACTTGCCAATTCTCAAAAGTCATTCCTGCGGAGTTCCACTGGTACTGAATATAGTTTGGATTTGTGCTGTCTTTACCTTCAAGTCTTTCTATCTCTTGACTTGGAAGAGCAACAACGGACTTAACACCATACTTCTCATCAATATCCATATACAAAAAGAAATCACCGTACTTACACATTGTACGGCTCCATCCAAATAAATTATATTGAACATTTAAGACCTGATCGAACAATATGGTGAGAACAGCTTTAATTTCCTCATTAGGGCATTTAATGTTCAACATAGGTCTAAGGCTCGAATGAGTTGTCATTTCGTCCGAATATATATCTAATGCCGAAGCGATCTCTGGCATATACTCCATCTGATCAAAATCAATGTATCTTTCAGAACGTCTCTGATTGGCAATCGCTTCTGTTCCAAGAGCGTCTAGCGGATTGTATAACGACTTTTTAAACTGCTGGCCAGATGCCGATTTAAACCGAGAACTAAACTTATCAAGGTGTTGTCTTCTAATGCGGCGCCCAGACTGAGATCTATAATTGATAATAGGTCCAGAAAACAGTCTTGTCAAAGCTTTGAATAGCTGAGACTCTGAGTTAGCTGGGTTTTTTCCTTTGTTGCGTGATGCCATTTATTTTCTCACTTTATGATCCATTTGTATTGTTGATACATTTTTTCTGCTTCAGTCATTTTATCAAAAATTTCATTCTTCTTGTAGCCCTCTTGTCCTTTGATTTGCGTATTCATAGTCATTTTTGTTGTGATAATTGAACTAAGAAATGCTTTTTGATAATTTAGCTCTCTGGCATTTACTTGCAGTGCTGTATCTCTAACCCAACACCCAATGGCCAATGCCATAATCAAATCATCATTGTAGCCTTTCATAGCTTCTGGCTTACCGTTCCTCCAAATAAAAGTTTTCATCTCATTGACTGTACGAGAAGAATATATGGTAATTAGTTTGTTTCTGATAAACTCCTCTAGTTTGGCAATGATAAGCGGGCGCGTCTTCATTGATGTGGTAAATCCGGGAACGGCTGAACTCCTTACCTCTGCTTGGTGTTGTTCAATATATTCGTGTGTTGATTTAATTGAATGGTAAACATTTGGATAAGCAAGTTCAATTAATTTATCTAATATTGAATATCCGACATTATTATTTTCAACCACCAACATACATCCACCATATTCTCGACCCACTTGATTAAGCATATTAGCATACATATCCAAAGTGGGTCGGCCTTGATATTCTCCAACTATTTCAAGCGTCTCAAGTTTAATAATATGAAACGTAGAATAGTCTGCACCATCACCCCTAGCCACATCTGCGACCATTAAGTAATTGCAGGTCGGATCAAACTCCTCCCATATCCAAAAATTTCTATCAAATCCAGTACGATATTTTGGCTCTTTGACGGTCGCCAACATCCACTGCATACAATCAGGGTCAATAACCGTTTCACCAGATGTATTGAAATTACACTCAAGCTCTTGCGCAATCTGGCGCTTGGACATATTCTTAGTTTCTTTTTTGTACCATTCTTGATCTCGATCAGGATGAACGTCCCACATAAGTGTTGTCAGGTTAAAGTTGTTCGAGCCGGCATCTGAGTCTGTGCAGGTTTTATGGAACCAGTTACCCACACCGTTGGGCGTAGAAAGAGCAATGCAGCGGCCGCCCGTCGATAGCGTGGGATACAGACCTGTCCACAGTTCTTCTAAGCCATCAATGTGCGCAGCCTCGTCCAGCACCAAAAGAGACAGGGCTTCTGAACGGCCGGCGTCACCAGACGTTGAGGCAGCCTTAATTGACGAGCCATTGGAAAGCTCAAACGATGTGCGGTTGTCTACGCTAATCTTAGCAATCTTTAGCCAATCGGGAACATTGCGCATAATGTTCTTAACTTTCTTAACCAAGTTTCCTGCTGTCGCAAACTTAGTTGCCATAACAAGAATGGCCTTATCGCGGTGGAACAACATCATCCATACGATATAGCCTGCAGTAATAGTTGAGATA